ATTTAATTTAGTTATAAGCCATCTTACGTGGGTTTAAGACAAATGATTTCCTTGGCATTTAAGCTAGACAGAAATCATCCACATAAGTACAGAGACTTAATCCTTTATTAATTAATCACAACATGTTAGTTACAAAGTAATCAGCAAATCGCAAGCGGCGCGCTATTTCACTACGTGATAATCAGCATCTATGCTCACGAATTGCTCTTCCCATGTTCTATGCATGAAATGATGTCCTTGACGAGCAAACGCGGTTTTGATCTTGTTGTAAAGTTCATCATAGTATTCTTTACCATGTCCAAACGCTTGCCTCAAGGCACTTTTGCAATTGGTAATCGTATTATCAACCGCATCTCCTTCTTTGGTGATCCAATTAAGTTGATTTTCAATCGAATCCTTCTCAAGAGTGGGTAAGAAATATCCAGCTTTAAGTGGATGCTTTTTCCAACCAGTTTTCAGAAACGATGCGTCCTTCAAATCGCAATATTTTTCCATATTTTCAGATGTATTCTTGTGAACGTCAGTGTAAGCCAAATCATATTTCGCAAAGAATTTATGAAGTGTAGCCACATTGAACTCCTCAGCAACAACATCAGAAACTGAATTAAAATTATCGTCACCATAAGTCGTAGAGTACATGTGTTGATAATATTCCTCGAAAGACCGGCCAGTTAGTTCTTGCCAGGCGACTCTAAAATACATATTATCACACAATGAATTGAAAACAGCAGTAAATAAAGAGCCAGAAACAATACCACACATAACTTGGTACAAAATATCGAAACAGAGATGAACCGAATTCATCAATTCTGCAGCCATGATATCCAATCTGAGCAAATGTTCTTTTGATGCTCCATGGAATTCATACCAATCTCGTATGCATTTGAATACCGCCTCACTCACAACTGTCATCATCCGAGGGCCAAATTTGCTATGGTCACCGGCGACTATCTTCCTGCCTTTACGCAATGCTTCCTTGGCAATACTAGTCCACTCATCACTATAGGTATTAACACCTATTGAGTGTTCTAAATCGCTCCTGCATTTAGCGTGTGCTAGGATAAAGTCACCGAAAACTTGTCTTGACTGTATAGTAAAGTCAACAGGAGACATAGATATAATTCTAGTTCCTGCCTTCTTTCTACATTTAGCTTTTGGCAATGTTTCGTCCTTAGTAATGTCGGTAAATACGGTAAATGGTTTAATTCCTTTCAATCGCATCGCGTCTTTCACTTTCATAATTTTCTCAAGTTCCGGGTGGATTAGCATTTCGGTAATCTGTGAATGTTCATCACGCTTTATATTAAAAAGCCAGCCTTTGCCTTTGCATCCTCGAGGTCGCATCTTGTTAAGTGGAAATCCTTCACTAGTATCTAATGGTATAGATTCTAATCCTATAAGGGGGTTACCACAAATCGCTTCCTCTATAGACAACATTTGTACGGGTCTAACTGGTATACATTTAGCCAGTAATAAATCACGCAAATCTTGTCTAGCTTTGTCAACTAGGTCAGGGGGAAATTCTTTTGGTGGGAGACCATGAACTGCTACTCCATCATACAATGGGGAGCAACCTTCTGGTAAGCGCTGATCAAATGGGTTCAACGGAGCAGGTTCAGTTTTCACTTCACACACACCATGGATCACGGATTTTCTAATTTGAGATTCACC